CCACTGCGGCCTCCAGCGCACCCCCTGCGGACACCACGTCAAGCACACCGCCGGCACCTACACCTGCCCCACCTGCATCGGCCGCACCCGCACCGACCTCACCACCATCAAAACCCTCTACAACATCGACCTCGTCATCGAAGCCCTCAACGCCGGCGTCAACAGCGAAGCCGCCAACCTCATCGGACCCGGCAGCATCGGCTGGGCCGGCCGAACCGAAACCGAATTCGAACAGCGCGAATCCGTCGACTGGCGGCGCGGCCTCTGCTCCTGGCCCCGAGACCACGAAGCACCCGCACTCCACCCCTACGTCGTCCTCGGAGACCTCGACCTCTCACTCCGCGACACCTACGGCCCTGTCACCGAACTCGAGATCACCGTCCCCCGCGCAGCCGACTACCTCACCGGACTCCTCAACGGCACCTTCCCCCACGAAGACCAGTTCGAAGACGCAGCCCTCCGCATCCGCCGACTCCGAAGCCACATGGAAGCCGTCGCCCACACCGCACGCCGAGCCGAACGCGGACACCACTGCCCCACCTGCACCCACGAACTCGCAGGCACCAACACCACACCCGTCCGCCTCCTCAAGAACTACGCCCGAGGCTCAGGCCTCGACGTCATCGCAGGGAAGCTCGACACCTGGCACTGCGCCACCAACCCCGCTCACTGGTGGACCGACAGTGACTACCGCGCCACCATCGACGCACTCACCCGCGAACACGTCCGAGAGGGGCACTGGATCACCGCCAACGAAGCCGCCGAACGGTTCAACATCAAGACCTCACGCCTCCGCAAGTGGGCCTCCCGAAACCAGGTCAAGAGCCGATGGATCGCCGAGCAACTCCGCTACAACGCGGAGCAGATCGACAAGTTGCTTGCCAATGAACCCGCAGTCGGCTAATCTCGTCACTGAAGGTGCCCGAGACATGTGTCCGGGTGCCTTCGGTGATTTCGGGAGGCGTGCATGAGTAAGCACCCACGGAACACAGCCAAACGAGACCGAGACCGAGCCGCCATCAAACGGACCGGCGCAGGCTGCCACATCTGCGGCAAGCCCATCGACTACACCCTCGACTGGCTCAACCCACTCAGCTTCGTCGTCGACCACGTCATCCCCCTCGACAAGGGCGGACCCGACACCCTGGCGAACAAGAAGGCCGCACACCGCGAGTGCAACTCCAAGAAACGCGCCCGCCTCGTCGCCCCCATCGTCAGACGCTCCGGATCACTCGACTAACCCCCAGGGGGAGGACCCCTCCCCCACCCAAGCCGAGGTACCTCCGGGGCTAGGCGTGATCTCTCCCCACCATTTTTCCACGCAGCAGGTGAGCTGCATGACCCGCAAGGCTCCGCTCCGTGCCGTCACTGAGGCCGACATTCCTGGTCCTCCGCCGACTCCGAAGACGGTCACGTCTGCTGCCTCGGGCGGTACGACTCGGGAGCTGCTTGTTGCGATGCGTGACCGGGTTGCGAAGACGGTTGAGAACGAGAACACGCCGGCTCGTGATCTTGCTGCGTTGTCGAAGCGCCTGATGGAGATCGTTCGGGACATCGAGGCGATCGATGCCCGCGAGTCTCAGGAAGCGAGCGACGATGGCAGCGAGGTCGAAGACGGCGACTTCGACGCCTCGGCTGTCTGAGTACGCCCGCAAGTTCACGTTCCGGAGGGATCAAGAAGACCGTTTGGCCTCGGATCGAGGCGAAGGGCAAGGAACTCGATCTCGGGTTCGACTGGTGGCAGGCGCAGCTCGGGACGGTCTGTCTCGGGTACGGCGCCGATGGGAAGTACGTCGCCACGGTCGGCGGGATCGGGCTATCGATCCCCCGCCAGGTCGGCAAGACCTACTTCGTGCTCGCGGTCCTGGTGATCATGTGCATTCTGTTCCCTGGGCTGCAGGTCGTCTGGACGGCGCATCACCTTCGGACGTCGACCAAGACGTTCACCTCGCTGCGTGGGATCTGCCGGCGCAAGAAGGTTGCTCCGCATGTGCGGGCGATGCGGGCTGCGAACGGTGAGCAGCAGGTCGAGTTCATGAATGGCTCGATGATCATGTTCGGCGCTCGGTCGCAGGGCTTCGGTCGTGGGTTCGATGAGATCGACGTCGAGGTGTTCGATGAGGCTCAGATCCTCGACACCAAGGCGCTCGAGGACATGATCGCGGCGACTAACCAGGCTCGTCATGAGCATGGGGCGCTGCTGTTCTTCATGGGTACTCCTCCGCGTGAGTCGGATCCGTCTGAGGCGTTCTCGCAGCGTCGGTCTGAGGCTCATGCGGGTGAGGCCGAGGATGCGATCTGGCTTGAGATCGGGGCTGACCCGGCTTCTGCTCCGGATGATCGTTCGCAGTGGCCGCTGATGAATCCGTCGTTCCCGGATCGGACGCCGCTGGAGTCGATGCTCCGGCTGTGGAAGAACCTCAAGGACGAGGACTCGTGGAACCGTGAGGGCCGCGGGATCTGGGATTCGCAGGGCGGTTCTGCGGTCATCGATGAGCAGACATGGGCTGCTGTTGCTGATCCGTCGTCGATGGCGATCGAGAGCAAGTCTCTGGCGATCGATGTCGCCCCGAATCGGTCTGTCGCTGCTGTCGCCTTGGGTGGCATGCGAGCGGACGGGCTGTGGCATGTCGAGATCGACGAGCACCGCAACGGCACCGACTGGGTTCTCCCGTGGGTGAAGCAGCGGTGTGAGCGCAACGAGATCAGGGCTGTCGTGATCGACGCGATGTCGCCGGCCGCTTCGATGATCGATGAGCTCCAGCGTGCCGGGATCAAGGTCACGACCACGTCGGCGAAGGACATGTCCGCTGCGTGCGGTCAGATCTTCGACTCAGTGATCCAGTCCACGGTCAGGCACACCGACCAGCCGCAGCTCAACGTGTCGCTCTCGAGCGCCTCGAAGCGTGACATGGCCGGTGGCGGTTGGGCGTGGAACCGCCGGGGAGATGCCTCGGACATCACTCCGATCGTCGCCTCCACTCTCGCCCTGTGGGGCGCACGAACCACCAGTCCAGTGAAGCGACCAGTACGTAAGCCGACAGGCGGAAGAAGGGTGGTGACTGGCTGATGGAGTCGATCACCATCCTTGACCTGGAGCACTTCGAGCAGAACGTCTTGGACGAGCTTGTCGTCCAGTGGCGGTCCAAGCGGAACCGGAACGCGATGCGTGCCGGCATGTACGACATGAAGAACTCGACCAAGAGCCTCATGTCGTCGACTGCTCCGCCTTCGGTGAAGAAGCGCGCCTACGTTCTCGGCTGGTCCGCGATGGCCGTCGACAAGCTGTCGCGGCGTTGCAACCTCGAGACCTTCGATGACGCTGCCGGGAACGATCTCGACGAGCTTGGTCTGTCGCAGTACATGCGCGACAACCGTCTGGTCAGCGAGATCAGCCAGACCGGAACGTCTGGGCTGATCCACTCGGTTGCTTGGCTCGTCACGACTCAGGGTGACGTTCAGGCGGGTGAGCCGGAGGTCTTGACGACTGGCCGTGATGCTCTGTCTGGCACGGGCTTGTGGGATCCGCGGCGCCGTCAGCTTCGGGCGTTCCTGTCGATCTCCGACTTCGACGACCTGGGCGAACCGATCGCGATGGTCATGTACATCAACAACCTGAACGTCATCATGACGAAGGTTGGCGGGAGTTGGACGGTCACCCGACGCTCGCACTCCTACGGCGTCCCCGTCGACCGAATGGCGTTCAAGCCACGCCTCGGCCGCCCGTTCGGGTCCTCCAGGATCACCCGGGCAACGATCTCTATCCACAAGCAGGCGTTGGCCGCGATGATCCGCGCCGACGTCAACGGTGAGGCCTACTCTCTTCCCCGCTACGCCCTACTGGGGGCCGGCGAGGAGGCGTTCAAGAACGCTGACGGCAGCCAGAAGCCGACGTGGCAGGCTGCCTGGGATGCGATCTGGGCGATCGGTGACGATCTCAGCCTCGCGGACACTCCACAGTTGGCGCGGGCTGACATCAAGCAGTTCCACGGGCAGTCCCCGGAGCCCCAGAACGCCCACCTCCGCATGCTCGCTCAGGTGTTCTCTGGCGAGACGAGCATCCCTCTCGGCGAGCTCGGCATCCTCGGGGACTCGAACCCGACCAGCGCCGAGGCACTCATGGCGTCGCGGGATGACATCATCGCGACCGCTGAGACCACCACTGACGACTGGTCCCCCGACGTCGCATCTGCCGCCACTCGTGCGCTGAGCATGATGAACGGCGGGAACCTCCCCTCAACTCTGGACATTCGACCGCGCTGGCGCCCTCCGCAGTACGTCTCCCGGGCTGCTGCTGCTGACGCTGGCTCGAAGATCATCGACAAGTACCCCGCCTTGGCCGACACCGAGGTTGGGATGGAACTTCTAGGCCTCACCGCGGACCAGATCCGCCGTGCGAAGCTCGACCTCAAGGCCAACGCCGGCCGGGCACTCTTGAACCGGATCCTGCCGAGTGGCAACGCCTGAGCAACAGTCTCGCGCTGGTCTCGAGCTCGTAACCAGCGCCGCAGTCTCCGCAGTCCAGGATCAACTCACCGACGACGTGAGTCAGACGGCCCAGGTCTTCTCGATCCTTGGCCCAGCCGTGGTTCAGGAGTACGGGAACGCTGCCGCCACCTTGGCACTGGATTTCTACGACCAGGCCCGGGAGGCGGCGAACGTCGTCGAGTTGTTCACGCCCACGCCGATCGTTCGGGTGCGCGAGGACTACATCGTCGGGAACCTGGCCGGCTGGGCGTTGGAGCCAGTTCGGCTTCCTGAGCCCGACGTCGAGCTGACGTACTCCCGGATCGCCGAGGTGATCCAGTTGGAGACCGCACGGGCGTACAGAGAGACGACGACCGAGAACGCGAAGCGCGACCCCGCCGCAGTCGGATGGAAACGGATCGCACGCACTGACGGTTGCCCGATGTGCCAGATGCTCGCCGACAAGGGAGCCGTCTTCACCAAGGCAACGGCACGGTTCGCGGCCCATCCTGACTGCAACTGCACCGCGGCGGTTCAGTTCAAGAACGGCGAGGTTGGACCGCCCGCGAGTGTCATGCAGTACGTGGCATCGCAGCGGAAGCGGACGCCGGAGCAGCAGTACGTCTTGAAGAAGTACCTCCACGAGAACTTCGGAGCCCCGGAACCTACGATTCCGGACTCGATGACGTCCGCGGCGAAGCGCGCAAGTGGGGCCGGCGGATTCGCGAGTCTCACCAAGGCGCAGGTCGAGTTGCAGATCGGGATCACCGAAATGTTGAAGCCGACCGAATGGCGAAGCAACCAGCTCGCACGTCTCCGCAAACGCCTCGCGGAACTCACCTGATCTACCCCGCCCTCGCGGGGGTAAGCGCCACGGCGGCGCTCAACGCCGGAGCAAGAAACTGACGAGTTACGGAGATTCATCCATGCCCGAAGGCACCGAGTCCTCGACCACCGAGGCACCGAGAACAAGGAAGCGACCTTCACCCAGGCCGACCTCGATCGTGTTGTGGCTGACCGCCTCAAGCGTGAACGGGAAGCCATCAAGGTGAAGTACGCGGACTACGACGATCTCAAGCAGAAGGCCGAAGGCGCCAAGACGCTCGAGGACCGACTCGCTGAGGTCGAGAAGACCGCAGCCCAGTCATCGGCACGCGCCCTGCGCGCCGAGATCGCCAACACCCACGGCATCTCCGCCGAGGACCGCGACCTGTTCCTCACTGGCACGGACGCCGAGACCTTGACCGCCCAGGCCAAGCGTCTCGCCGACCGCACAGCGGAAGCCAACAAGGCAGGAAACCACGTGCCCCGCGAGGGCGAAACCAAGAAGCCCCCGGTGACCGACGAGCGTGCCTTCGCCAAGGCGCTCTTCGGGACTGGGGACTAACCCCGAAAGGAGGGCGACATGACGTCGCTCGCAACCGGATCGCTTTCGATCCCAAAGCAGAAGCTCGAGCCCTGGCTCGGCAAGATCAAGAACGGCTCTGCCGTCGCGTCCCTGTCGACCCCGACCCCGATGACGTTCGGTGAGGGTGAGTCGTGGACCTTCGACATCGGTGAGGCCGAGTACGTCGCTGAGGGTGCCAGAAGGGTGCCTCCACCGTCACCCCGACGACCAAGAGCGTCAAGCCGTTCAAGTTCCACAAGACCCTCCGCTTCAACGAAGAGGTTCTGTGGGCTGACGAGGACCGTCAGCTCGAGGTCGTGGGCGAGATCCTGGATCTGATCCAGCCGTCCCTGTCTCGTGCGCTGGACTTCGGCGTGTTCCACGAGATCAACCCCACTGGCGGTGCCGTCGTGGCCGCGATGAACGGTGGCCTCACGGACACGACCAACCTGGTCGAGTACGCCGCGGCCGACAAGCCCTACGTCAGCCTCGACGCTGCGGATGCGCTCGTCCTCGCGGACGGGTTCATCCCGAGCGACATCGCCCTGGACCCGACCTACGCCGCGAAGTTCTCCGCCCTGCGCGGCACGAACTCGGAGCAGAAGCTCTACCCGAACTTCAAGCTCCAGACCGAGGTCAGCGAGCTCGACGGCCACCGTGCCTCGGTCTCCAACACCGTCCGCGGAACCGGGATCCTCGCGGTCGACACCAAGGTGCTCGGCTACGTCGGTGACTTCTCTGCCATCCGGTGGGGTGTCCAGAAGTCGATCGGCCTCGAGCTGATCAAGTACGGCGACCCGGACGGCGGCGGCGACCTCAAGCGCAACAACCAGGTCGCCTTCCGTGCTGAGGTCGTCTACGGCTGGGGCATCGCCGACCTCAACGCCTTCGCGAAGATCCACGACCTCGTCTGATGGCTCGTCTTCGCAACATCAACTCCGGTGCCGTCGTCTCGTGCTCTGACGAGACGGCGGCCCGGATGGGCAGCGAGTGGGTGCCGTTCGACGGCGCCACCAAGACCGACTCGGGCAACGAGTACGCCGGCCAGAAGGTCGCCGAACTCAAGGCCGAGATCGAGTCCCGCAACGAAGGTCGCGAGGAGGACGCCCTGATCTCCCTGGAGGGGAACAAGGCAGCCCTGATCGCGGCCCTCGAAGCCGACGACGCCAGCAGCGTCGAAGAGTCCTGAGCGAAGGGTGGTGCGGTCATGGGAGTGACCCCCGACATGATCGCGGTCGCGCTCGGCCGCACCACCCGGACTCGGGATCGGCTGAGTACAACCAGTGGAGCATGTGGATCGCTGACGCGTTCATGCTCATCGAGCCCGTCTCGGCGATGTGACCCTCCTGGACCAGGCGAAGGTCGACTACGTCGTCCGTGAAGCCGTGGTGGAGCAGGTCAAGCACCCCGACGACGCCACCCAGGTTGCCGTCAGTGTCGATGACGGGTCGGTCTCGAAGACCTACCGGACCAGTACTGGTCGGGTCACGATCCTCGACGAGTGGTGGGACCTCCTCAACCCGAAGACGGGTGGGCGGGCGTTCTCGATCACCCCCTCGGGTTCTGGGATCTGTCACGCGGAGATCTGCAGCGCCAACACCTACGTGGATGGTGCCGGCAACACGGTCTTCGGGGGCGCCTACTGCTCCTGTGGCGCCGACATCGCCGGGTTTCCCCTGTGGGAGGACGAGCCGTGACGGTTCAGGCCGCGATCGACGCGAACCTGCCAGCTGAGGCTGAGGCAGAGGGCCGGATGAAGTCCCTGGCGACAGTCCGACGCAAGGGCGGCGAGACCGTCCAGGACGAGGACAGCGGCCTCGACGTCCCCGTCTGGGACGTCGTTCACAGCGACCTGAGCATGCGTCTCTCCGGTGCCGCCGCCAGCACTTCGCCTTACCGAGCGGTCGATCTCGACGGAGTCACAGTCACCGTTCCAGCTCGGATCCTGCACTTCCCCGCTGACACCACCGACCTAGCCGATGGCGACATGGTCGAGATCACGAGCGGCGAGAACGCCGGCGCGGTCTTCCGGATCATCGAAGCGAGCTGGCAGGACCAAGCCACCGCACGCCGTGTCCCCGCGATCGGGGACCAACGACCCCTGGAGTGGTGATGGCCCGCGCACACGTTTCCCACAACCTCGGCGACCTGCAGTACGACCTCGAGCGCGGTCCAGTCGACCTGTACCAGGGCGGCGGCAAGATCGTTGGCTCAGCGGCGCGTGAAGGAGGTCAGACTGCTCGCCGGATCGCGCAGTGGACCTCCGGACAGCACGCGAAGAAGTACCCCAACTCCATAACCTGGGACCGGGCACCACAGACCTACCTCGGGTTCGGCGGCGGTCAGATCAAGCCAACTACGGCCCGGAGTACCGCGGCCAGGGCAAGCTCGGAGCGATCCTGGAAGACGGATCGATCAACAACCCCGGACATCACAACCTGGACCAGTCCCTCGACGTCGTCCGGCCGAAGTTCCACCGTGACATCTCCGAGCTGATCGGGAACCTCTTCTGGCCCGGGAACGCCTCATGACCGGGGCGCTTGACGAACGTGAGCACATCGCCGTCCTGGCCGGCCTGCTGAACGCAGCACTCGGCCCTGACCCGGCCAACGAGAACGGTCCCCGCTGCTTCGACTACGGCAAGGTCCCCGGCGCAGACGGCAACAAGGGCACCCTCCCCCCGATCTACACACTCGTGTCGCTCGAGCGCCGATACGCGGAACCCACCCGCGGTGGCCGGCAGCCTGTCACCGGATGGCGCCTCAGCGTCCGTTACGTCGGCCGCACGGTCGACGAAGCCCGCTGGGCGGCCGTGAAGGTCACCGACGCCATCAACGAGGCCCGCATCGAGGTCGAGGACATCAAGTCCACCCCGATCACCCACGAAGCAACCCAGTCCATCCGGCCCGAAGACGGCCGACAGACCGGCATGTCCCAGTGGACCTACGCCCTCTAGAAGGAGGCACCGATGAACGCGCATCTCGCTCGCATCCTCAAGGACCGCGCCGCGGTTTCCCCCAAGACTCCCGCTCCGGTTTCGGAGCCCAAGGAGAAGAAGGCGACGGTCACGCCGGCCTCGCCCGCCGACACCATCCCGTCCCCTGAGAAGGAGAACTGATATGCCTCTCGTCGCCCCTCCGGTGAGCAAGAGTTTCGCTCGCCAGTCTGTTGTCATCTTGACCACTCCCCCGGCTGCTGGTTCGGGTATCCCGACCGTCACTGAGGTGAACGCGGGCCTGTTCGCGAGCCTGCACCTCTACAACCCGTTCCGGTTCACGCCGACTCAGAACACGGGTGAGGGTCCCCGGAAGCTGGGTTCGAAGTTCACCCAGACCGAGCTCGGTCAGGCGAATTACCCGGCTGTCGAGGCTCAGTACTCGTTCCTGCCGCAGGAGCTCGGCGATGCCGGCGCTGACGGCAACGAGGTCTACGAGCCTTGGAGCCGGACTCGGTCGTCACGGTCGTCGTTCTCGAGGGTGTCGACGGTGAGATCAGCGCGGTGTCCGCGTCGCAGATCGCCGATGTCCTCCTGGTGCAGTGCGGTATCCGCCGCAAGGGTGCCACGGGTGACGGCGAGTTTGACCACAACAGTGTCACGCAGGCGCTGGTGGTTCAGGGTGGGGAGCCGATCGCTTCCGATCACGAGCTCGCTGCCTGATCCCTGTAGACGCCCCCGCCCGTCTCCTGCCGAGTGTGGCGGGCGGGGGTCTCCATACTCGGCTACTCGGTTTGGAGTGATCGTGACGAAGACCTTGGCTGAGTTGCGTGCTGAGAGTGCTGCGACGCCGTGGCGTCAGCAGATGAAGCATCCGGTGATGTTGCCGGCGGGCAAGCGGTACGTGGAGGAGATCACGGCCCTTGCTGTGCAGCTCGAGGAGATCAACGTCTCGGAGGCGCAGGCTGGCCCCCGCAAGATGGGTCAGGCCGAGTCGACTGAGGCGCTTGAGGTCGCGGCTCGGATCGAGGAGCTGATTGAGACTTCCCGTGAGTACGAGGCTGAGGTCACTGTCGCGAAGACGAGGACCACGGCCGAGTGGATGACATGGCGCAGTGAGCATCCGGCCCGACTCGGTGAGGACGCCGCGGCTCTCGTGGATCAGAAGATCACGGGCGGCTGGTGCAACGCTGACGACCTGATCGCCGACCTCGGCGCCTATGTCGTCGAGTGGAACGGTGAGCCCCTCGCGCCAGGTGACTACGCGACCCTGGACATCTCGTTGCCGGACTTGAAGAAGTTGGCGCGGATCGTGGTCGCGTTCTACGAGCTGGGTGATGACGTCCCAAAAGCGCTCTCGGCCTTGTCGGAGGCGCTCCTTACGAGAGAGCCGTCCTCAGGCTTGCCCGAGACCTCGGAGTAAGCGAGCGGCGCCTGTACGGGTGGGCGCCTGAGGAGTACCACAAGCATTACGACGCTTCGGGGACTCTGACCGGGTACACGGTTGTGACGCGTGAACCGGAGTGGACGAAGGTTGAGCGTGACCGCCTGTTGGCGATCGCCCAGCATGACGCCGCGGTGCATGACATCTGCGGTCTGCATGATTCGGTTGCGATGGAGGATCCGCGGTTCAAGATCGAGGACCGTGACTGCCCTGTTTGTGCGGGCTATCAGCGTGGGGTCCGGATGCGGGACGAGCAGGAGTCCGACCTTGAGAAGGATCTCCCGGCTTCGGCCCGCCGTGCGTCGGATGGCCGGACGAGTTACGTCCAACTCGAAGGTCCGACGCTACCCGTTGTAGCTGATGACCATCGCCCACACGATCAGGGCGAGCAGGGTGATCCCGAACAGTTGGGCGCCTAGCCGGGGGTTCTTCCCGAGCTTGATGATCCCGAACACGATTCCGAGGATCGGGAAGATGAAGACCATCAGCCAGTGACCCCAGTTGAGGGTTTCGACGTCGTTGGTCTCGACCGCCTTGCCTTCGTTGGCCGGCGCCACCTTCTCGGTCCATGACTTCCCGTCCCAGTAGCGGACTGTGCCCGCCATCTCGGTGTCCGGGTACCAACCTGCCGCAGCGTCTGGCGCGTGCCGTTCAGTCATGCGGCTCAGCGTAAGGCCGGATCTAGCCGCCGTAGAGGCGAACAACTCAAGAGAGCGGTGGTGATCGAGCGTGGGCGTGCGTCGCGAGTCAGTCGAACTTTCCCTGCACGATGTCGACTTCTCGGTCGGGATGGCGACGGCTGCCGCGAAGACGGCCCTCCTCAACCACGAGTTGGGGCGCCTGGACGGGACGGCTGTTCAGGCGAACAAGGCGATTTCTCCGTTCGGGAACCCGAATGGTCCGCTCGAGAGCACGTCTCGGTCGTCGCGTAAGGCGTCAGCTGACCTCAACCAGTTCACCGGCCGTTTGTCGGCGCTGGTTTCGACGGCGTCCCTAATCGGACCGGCGTTCGTGCCGATCTCTGCGGCCGCGATCCCGGCGATCTCTGGTCTCACCGCGGGCTGGGGGCGGTTGCTGGGGCGGTGTCGGTTGCGGTGCTGGCGTTCAACGGTCTCGGCGATGCGTTGAAGGCGCTCGATGCGTACCAGCTCGACCCGACCGAGGCGAACCTCAAGAAGCTCAACGCCACCCTGGAGGCCGCTGGCCCCGCCGGCGCGCACTTCGTGCGGTTCCTCGACGACCTCGAGCCCGAACTTCGCTCCCTGCAGAACCTGACGCGTGAGGGTCTTCTGCCGGGCGTCGAGGAGGGCATCTCGTCGCTGTTGACGATGCTTCCTGAGGTCCGCGAGTTCGTCACGAGCATGTCGACCGAGCTCGGCTCCCTGACGGCTCGCGCCGGCAACTCGCTGGCGAACGATGCCGACTGGCAGAAGTTCTTCAACTACCTGCAGACCGATGGCGCCTCGACGATGGAGGCCTTCGCTGTGGCGACCGGCAACGTCGCCGCGGGGTTCGCGTCGCTGCTGCGGGACATGGCTCCGCTGACGACGTTCTTCACCGATGGCCTCGTCGGCGCCTCCCGGGCGTTCCGCGAGTGGTCGGACGGGCTGAGCCAGACGGACGGCTTCGCGGAGTTCATCGCCTACGTGCGCGAGTCCGGCCCGAAGGTCGTGGACCTGCTCCAGGGCATCGGTGAGGCGTTCCTCGGTCTGGTCCATGCGATGCAGCCGTTCGGTGACGCAGTCCTTCCCTGGCTGACCGCTCTCGCGAACCTCATCGGCGTGATCGGGCAGTCTGACATCGGTCCGGCGCTGTACACGACCGCTGCGGCGATGCTGGCGTTCAACCTCGCCACCTCACTGTCCACGAAGGCCCTGCTGGGCTTCACGGCGGCTGAGACTGCCGCTGCTGCTGCCGGGACCCGCCTGTCGATGGTTCTCCGGGCTCTCCCGATGGTTGCTGCTCTCGCGGCGGTCGGTCCGATCTCGGACGGGATGAACAAGCTCTGGGGCAACATCGCGGCCGGGGACCTCGGGTCTTCGAAGGACATCAAGCAGATCGCCGGCAACACGAAGTCGACGGGTTGGGCGGGGAACAACTGGCTCGGCCAGTCCGCTCACCAACTCACGGGCTGGCTGCCGGGGAACGACGACTACGACCAGCAGCAGGCGAACCTGGGCAAGGCTGACCAGACCCTCGCGTCGATGGTCACGAACGGCCAGGGCAAGGCGGCTGCGGCGAAGTTCAAGGAACTGTCTGCGTCTGCGCGCGAGCAGGGTGCGACGATCGATCAGGTCACTGACTCGTTCCCGTCCTACCTCGCGGCAGTGAAGTCGCTGGCGAGGCGAACGAGGCCTCGGCTGACGCCGCGGATACCCAGACTCAGTCGCTGGTTGAGCTCACGGCTGCGATGCAGGCTCAGAAGTCTGAGGCGCTGTCGGCGTTTGACGCTGAGACTCAGTACCGGCAGGCGTTGAACGCTGCGACTGAGCAGGCGGAGAAGTCGAACGCGGGCATCCGGGGCAACACTGAGGATGCCCTCAAGAACCGCGAGGCCCTGTCTGGGCTGGCCGCTGCGTGGAACAACCAGGACGACGCGGTCAAGAACAACGTCGGCCGCTTCAAGGCTGCACGCAAGGCGTTCGTCGAGGCAGCCGAGGGCATGGGCGTCTCGAAGCGTGCCGCGCACGCGCTCGCCAAGCAGGTGTTGGAGATCCCGACCAACCTGCGGTTGAAGGTGAACGCGGAGACGTCTGCCGCGCAGGCGGAGGTGCGGGCGTTCGCTGCGCAGTGGCACGCCCTACACGACAAGACCTGCGGCTGAACATCGCGTCCCAGGCTGGTCGTTGGCAGGAAGAGATCGGCGGCAAGGCTGACGGCGGGCACATCCCCGGCGACGGCAACCCGACCTACGGGGACCGGGTCCTGACCTGGGTGGCGCCGACTGAGTACATCGTGTCGAACCGCTTCGGGCAGGTCGACCGGAACCTCGGGACACTGGAGGCGATCAACGCCGGCCGGTTCGCTGACGGTGGTCACCGCAGTGGCCGGACTGTGGGTGGCGTCGACATCAGCGGCCTCGGGTTGAACCGGGCGCTGGCGAAGTTGGAGAGGGCGGCCGAGAAGGCTTCGTCCGCTCTCGACAAGACGACGGCATCCGCCGCCGACCTGTCGTCGGGGATCGTCTCGGGCCTGACCTCGGACCCGTGGCTGAATCGTCTGGTGGCGTGTTCTCCAAGGGGAACGCCGGCGGGAGTCTCGGCGCCGCGATCGCTTCCCTCAAGGCCGGCGTTGCCGATGCCTCCGAGTTCAAGAGCCTCGAGACGTCCCTCAAGGGCCGCGGCCTGTCCGGTGCTGCTCTCAACGACCTGATCAGCCGCGGCGACATCGACACTCTCCGGGCAGCCTCGAGCGGGACGAACGCCGAACTCAAGCAGTACTCGGCCCTGTTCCAGCAACGTCAGGCGCTCGCGATGTCGGCTGGTAGCCGAGGCGTCGAAGTCGCCGGCTTTGCGCATGAGGCGAAGACCCAGACCAGCGAGCTCAAGCAAATCAACAAGGGCATCCGGTTGCTTCGCCATGAGCAGACCGGCCGGGCGAAGAAGGCCGTAGCCGCGACCAAGAAGGCCAAGCAGGTCAAGCCTGCGACCTCGAGGGGGAACAAGCCGTGACCGCGATCCTGTTCAACGGGCTTGACCTCATGATGGAGGGGTTCAACGAGGACGGGTGGAGCTTCACGCGCTCGCCCAGAGCGACGAAGGTCAGTTCAGCCTCGGTGACGCCGAGGTCGTGATCGCGCAGATCGCTTCCCAGTTGGCCGATGGCGACGTGTCGGAGATCTCGCGCCGCGGGAACCGGACCATCACGATCCCTGTGGTCGCCGAGGCGGATCCCCAGATGGAGTTGCCCGGTCAGGCGCTCGACGCGGCCGGCGACGCCGTCGAGCACGCCTGCTCATGGAGCGGTTACGCGGACCTGACCTACCTTGGCCCCCTGGACGGGACGGCGACCCGCGTCTACGAGATGTGGCATGCCTCCCCGAACTGGGCGTGGGCCGACATCAAGGAGCTCAACGGGAAGCAGCGGGTTTACCTGCTCACGGTCGAGGCCCGGCCGTTCTCCCGTGCTGTCGAGATCACGGAGTTCGCTGCTCCGCCGGTCCCGCCGCAGGATTCCCCGCCGTCCGATGTGGTTGTCGATGACGGCACCTCCACCACCGGGTGGGCGGCTTCGGGCACGATCGCGGCGAATGGCACCGACTCGACGTCGATGGGCGTCAACGTCGCCCCGTTCACCGGCATGGTCTACGCCTCGGCGACCCACCGCGATGCCCCTCACCCGGACGGGATCGCCGGGCACTACGCCTGCACCGCGTTGGGGATCTCCGTAACCGCCACCCGCGCCGCCACGATCGCCGCGGACCCCTCGCGCCCGTACATGGTTGTCACCGGCCGCGCTCGCTACCGCACCGGCACCTACTCTGGGCCTTTCGGCGCCGGCTACTACACCTCCCGCGTGGTCGGGGCGTGGAAGTACGACGGCACCGTCTCGTTCACCGACGCGGCGGGTACGACAGTCACTCCTTCGTCGTTCCGCGTCACTGACGCCACGGGCGGATGGGAGGCGACGTTCGCGCCGGGCTACGACCTCGATGGCCTCGCGGTGAAGTACGCCAAGCCGTTCACCCTCACGATGTACTACGACGCTCAGGTCGGCATCGACGCAATCACCCAGTCCGCGGGGGCTGTCGACGGTGTCTTCACGGGCTACGTCCAGTCCCGGCAGATCGAGGTCCCGGGTCCGCAGCGCACTGACCTGACGCTCCGGCTCGAGGGCCGCGGCGTCGGGACCGGTGTCGAGCAGCTTGCCGATGGTGGGTTCGAGGCTGGGATCAGTGATTGGAGCACGGTCGGGTCCCCGGCCAACTTCGCGTGGTCGACGACGCAGCACTACGCCGGCACCCACTCACTTGAGCTTCCTCCGCCACCGGGCTGAACCCGGCCGACTACGTGCAGTCGGATGCCTTCGCCGTGATCCCCGGCCAGGTGGTCACCGTCGAGGGGCAGCACTACTCCGCCGCCACTGGTCGACGGATGGACATCGCGTTCTACTCCGACGTCGCCGGCACCAACATGATCGGCTCCCTGTTCATGGTCGCCACGGCCACGCTGACGAACGCCTGGCGGTCCTTCACAGCGACCGCGACCGCACCGGACGGCGCCGCGTCTGCCCGGGCGATCGTCCGGATCGGCGGCTACTACGACGCGATGTCGTTCAAGGTCGCGCCGATCGTGGGTTCACCCCTGGGAAACCAGGCCATGCTGTTCTCCGGGCCGGGTTCGTGGCAGGTCGTGCAGCTTCCGGTCTGACCGGAACCAGCGAATCGGCCTGCCTGTCTGCGACGAAGAACTCGCTGACCGCTGCCCCGACAACGATGACCTTCGACGCCTCGACGTTCACCCCTGGCGACCGGCTCGTGCTTGCCCGGGTGATGGCCTCGACCGCGACCACCCAGACCCTGACGATCGCATCGGAGACCGAGACCATCTCAGCGACCGTGATCTCGAACGGGTCCCCCACGTGGCCGGACCTCCTCACCAACACCTACTCCGTGATCCCGGTCGGCGTGATGACCCTCCCGCCCCGCGACGCCACATCAGGCACCTTTGACCTGGACATCACCGCGACCGCGCTGACCCTGGACGACCTCTACTTCGCGCCACTGGACGGTGAACTCACCCTCCTCGACGTGTCCGGCACCTACGACGGCCACGACGTCGAAGTTGTCGAGCTCAGCAGCGCCAGCACAGGAAGCCCGGTCCCGACAATCCGTGTCGGACTCGCAGATGGCACTTACATGACCGACCTTGAACCGGGTCGGGTGCTCGCGTGGGGCCAGCACCAGGCAACCCGGGTACGCAGTCGATCGCGTCCATCGCTGACGGCTGCCAGACCGCTGACCTTTCGGGTCGCGCCTACGCTCGGCGGCTCCTGTGACCCCGGAGGTCTACATCGACGGCGCCCCCTAGGTCTGGTGACGACGGTCAGCGACCTCGTCCTCGAGACCGGTTCGGGATCGACCAGGTCTGCGGCCCGTCGTCGGCGACGTTCACCCACAACTTCTCGCCTGTGCAGCGTCCTGGCTGGCTTACCGAGGGAGCGTCCGCGCTCGTCTCGATCGGCGGCCTGGCGCTTCTGACGGGGACCGTGACCGCGGTCGGCTGGAACTCTCGGTCGGTCGCGATCGCGGGTGCAGCCACGCAGGCAGACACGGTCCCGTGTCTCGATGCCACGACGGGGCAGACCACCACGGTCGCAGACAAGGCGATCGACAACGCGATCGCCGAGGACTGGGTCGACTGGCGGCGCCTCGACTCGATCAGCTCGACGCCTACGGCGACTCCGAAGTCGGCGAGGAGTTGAAGGGGATCCCGGACCTCCTCGGCGCCCTCTCAGATGCTTCGAAGCGCCCGCTTGTCGACGGACGAGCGATCCTCCGGACTGTCGCCGACCCGACAGCCCCGACACTGTTCGCCTACCCCGGCGTAGACGAGCTCTCTTGGGCGGACGGAAGCCAGGCACGCACCCTCGTCGGTCGCTGGCGGGACAGCGCCGGCAGCCTGGATAACGCCACAGCCGGATCCGGTCGGCCCGTTCAGCTCATCGACCTGACTGGCGTCAAGGCGCTGACCTCAACCACTGCCGCCAACCTGCTTGAGTCGATCCTGGCCGATCTCTCGGCGGGTGGATGGTCGAACGGTCTCACCTTGGCACGCAACCAGTTCGTCGGCCGTCCGCACCTCGCGAAGGTGTGGCTGCAGTGTGCACGCGGCGCGATGATCCGCCTTCCGCAGCGCGACACGCGCCCCGACCACAGCCGTCCGATGCTCGACGTGATCATCGAATCAGCTCCTGGGATGTCAGTGCTGACGAGATCAGCATCGGTCCCCGCGGGCTCGTGGTTGATGGCTCTGCAGTTCTGGCTGACCACGGGGCGGAGGTGGCCTGATGGCTTGGAGTGGACGGGGCGCGTCTGACCCGACGAACCATGTTGTCGACGGGGTCCGCACGATCACGGGGACCACTGTCATCACGGTGACCGGGACAGCCTCAAACACGCAGGTCGCGTTCCCGACCGAGTTCAGTGCCGCGCCGCGAGTGTTCTGCACGCTGATTGACACCGCTGTCCCGTCGCTGCCCGCGGTCATCCGTTGGGGCCCGTCCTCGGGAGCGAACAACGGGGTCGGTGCCGTCGACAGCTTCTGGATCCAGGCGCTCCGTGAGAGCGGGTCGGCGAACATCCGCATCATGTGGATCGCGATTGGCCCGGCATGACCATCTCTCGGACGAACCGGCAAGGAGTCCTGTTGTGACGACTGACGAAGTGAACCGGCTGATGCAGAAGCTGCAGCAGTTGGAGATCACCCAAGCGACGACGTTGGCTGAGGTGGTGCAGCTTCGGGCGGAGAACGCTGAGGGCAAGACGATCCACGCTGAGCACAACCTCCGCCTGACAAAGCTCGAGCAGTTCAAGTACGTCCTGATGGGTGCGGCGCTCGCCGGCACCGCGCTGGGTGCGTCAGGAGTCGCTGCGGTGTTCAAGGTCGCGGGGGGTGCGTGATGGCTCTGTCTGGACGCAAGATCGAGACGCTACCCAACTGTGTTGTGTGCCGGGCGTGAGGTTTGACCTGGATCCAGAGTCGGCGGAGACGCTGCGGGGTTGGTTCGCGGACCTGCACTGAGCTGGGCTCGGATCGCTCAGGAGTGTCGGGAGGACGCCGACACGCCTACGTTCTCCGAGACGACGATCAGCCGTCACGGCCGCGGTGAATGCGGCCACAGTGACCCCCGCCGCCCGGGACAGGGCGGCTGAGTCATGGCGCTCGCCGGGAAGACCATCCAGATCAACCCTGCAGTACGCAACCGGATCCTGATCCTCGACGTCGAACGGATCGACGGCCTCTCGTTGCAGCGGTTCTGGGACCGCGGCGACCTCAAGAACCGGTACGTCCACCACGAGACCGTGACCCGGGAAATGAGGACCGTGCTCGTTTGCGCCAAGTGGTACGACTCGCCTGACGTCATCCGCCTGGCCGAGTGGGACAAAGGCGGCCGGAAGAAGTTCCTCAAGCGTGTCCACGCGCTTATGGCCGAAGCTGACCTGATCGTCGGACACAACGTTGACGGCGCCGACATCCCCTGGCTCCTCGGAGACTTCTACATTCCCCGGATCGGCCACCCCCATCAGCCGGACCTGCCTCCGTTGCCGCCGTTCAAGACGGTCGACACGTTGAAGATCCTCCGCCAGCAGTTCAAGTCCGGTGCCCCGTTCAAGGGCCTGGACGCGTTCTGCCAGATCGTCGGGATCCCATCCAAGACCGACCGGTACGACCGCGACGCCATGGAACGAGCACTCGCAGGATCGGTCGAGGACCGCGACCGGTTGACGGACTACTGCGAGGGCGACGTCATCGCCACCCAGGGCCTCTACGACTGGCTCCGACCCCACATCAAGAACCACCCCGCCCTCTTCGTCGATGGCGAGGACCGGATGCGGACCTGCAACCGGTGCGGGTCCACCGAGGTGGAGGCGATCGCCAAGCGCTATGTCGCCTCGGTGCTGACGTACTCGATGCAGAAGTGCAGCGCGTGTGGCGGACATCAGCGGCTCTCGATCGAGCCCGAGCGCATGTCCATCGTCCGCGGCGTCTAACCGCCACACCACCCCCCAACAACTCAACAGCTCCGGAGGTACTGCGATGCGTCCTGTCCCCCAGCCTGTCGGCACGAAGTACGGCGTCCCCGGAAGATGTGGGCCTGCGGGCACCACACCGGGGTCGACTTCCTCGCACCCATCGGTACGCCGGTCCACTCGGCCACCGCGGGGACGGTCATCGAGGCATCGAACGGCGGCGGATGGGGTGACGCCTACGGCCTCCACGTCGTCGTGTCCTCCCAGATCGGCGACGTCGAGTACCGGATCCTCTACGCCCACCTCGACACCCGCCTCGTGAGGTCGGTGACGTCGTCACGGCTGGCGACCTCCTGGGGAGGACCGGACGGACGGGCAACGTGTCCGGGCCGCACCTCCACCTCGAGGTCCGCAAGTCCCCATTCCGATACGGATCCGACGTCAACCCTGACATCGCCGTCCTCATCGGCCAGCCGAAGGAGGGCATCGTGACCCGCAAGGCACCCCGCCGCAAGGTCGCCCACTTCAACGCCCGGATCAAGTTCGCCGGCGGAACCCTCGGCGACTCCCGCCAGGGCAGCGTCAAGGCCGCCCGCGAGGACTACCCCTGGATCGACGAGAACGGCCACTCCTCGTGCGACTCGTGGCCGTTTAACATGCACGGCGCCCCGTTCAACCCCGTCTGGCTCAAGGGCCGCAAGCTCGAGTCACTCACCTCCCGGGCCATCCGGACGAAGCACCCGAAGCTGCGGACCGCGGCGGCGACGTTCGAGCAGAACGCCGACCTCGGCTTGTCGACGGAGTGGGAGGTCAAGGACCTCAACCCCGTCGCATCGGGTGCCGCGCTCACGGTCTACTTCAACCGTCTCGCGCTCGCTGCGATGGCGCCTACGGCAACGACTGGCAGAAGCACGTCGAGGTCAAGGTTCTGACCAACCTTGGCGGCGGCCTCGACTACGCCAAGAAGGTGCTCAAGTACGCCCACAAGGCCGGGTTCACGACCATGATCCTCCCCCGCGGGAAGCATCGGCTCCAGCGGATCAACGAGCCCTACATCGACTTCAACCGCGGCGGTCGAGTCTGATGCCTGGCCTTGGACGCTGCCTCGCGCACAGCGCCGAGATGTGGCCGGACCCCCTCGTCCCGGAAGGCACCTGGCGTGGGTTCCCTGCACCGAGCATTGTGGCGGCCTCAAGGACGAGGACGAGCGTCTGTCCCAGGCCCTCCGCAACTGGGGCCTCGATGGCTGAGGTCGTCGGCGGCTGATCGTCACCGACGACACCACCGTCCCCGAGATCGAAGCCGCGATCATCTTCCTTCGCGAGTCGATGCGCCGGGCACCGAAGGCGTTCGCGCCTCGCTACCACGCTCGGATCGATGCGCTGCTCGACGAGTGGGTGAAGCGGGCATGACTCCGCGCCTCGGTTGGCCGGTGATCGGTGCCGCATGGCTGGCCCTCGAACTGGTCACCCTTCGCCGTCAGCAGACCCACGGCATCAACGACACCGCGTCCGAATGCACCGCGACCTCTGGCACACCCGCACATGTGCGGGTCGCCTCATCTTCCGCGCCGTCCTCTACGCCGCGCGGTGATCTTCGACAAGCACATTACGAAGGGGACCTCATGAACTTCCTGACCGACCTTGTCCCGGCCAAGCACCGGAAGAAGGTGCACCGAACCCTCGCAGCTCTCGCAGCACTGTTCACCTTGGCCGCGTCGGTCTACGTCGTCGTCGACCAGAACTGGGGCGACTGGCCCGCGATCCTCCTCGGCCTCGCAGGACTCCTCTACACCGCGAGCAACGACGCCAACACGGACGGAGACGCCTGATGCCCGTTTTCGATCCTGCACTCCCGGACGGGATGCTCTACGCGACCGTCACCCTCGGCCCCGCCCGTGTCTTCGAGCAGGCTGGTGCTGGGATGTCGATCCGTGCTGACATGCTCGGCACGGTCCCGACCGACCCGTTGACCCGGAAGGCCCCGCGCCTGTCGTGGGGGCCGGACTTGTCGGGCTGGTACAACGTCTCCTCCGGTGGCGACGTGACTGCCGGGGAAGAGATCTCGTTCATCGTCCCCTGCACCAACCAGACGGGTTGGAAGTGGAACGGCAACGCTGTCACGGACGGTCACGCGTTGACGGTCACGATCAGCCTGACCGCGACGATCGCAGGCCGGAAGGTCACGCAGCCGTTCGGCCCGTTCGTGATCACTGTCGAGCAGGCTGGGACCACGGTCGACCTCGACGACCTGATCGACATGACCACCGACATGGGTCAGACGATCAAGGTCACCGACCAGTGGTCGGCCATGATCGAAGCCGCAGCAGCTTCGGCCGCCGCCGCTGAGGCAGCCCTGGTCGACTCTGACGCTTCATCGCCTCGCAGATCGAAGACACCGACTCAGCAACCAGCGGCGCGCTTACGGCCGCGATTGGTGAGTTCCTCACCACAGAGGGCACCGATGGCGGCACCCCGTGAGGGAATCGCCTGCGGGACGATCCCGAGTCGGTGAGGATGCTCACCGTGAAGGCACGCACCGGGGTAATCGCCGCGATCGTCGCGCTCCTGCTGGTCGGCGGCGCGACATTGGTCTACGCCGCGACCAGCACCAAGACCGTGAACGTCTGCGTCGGCAAGAACAACACTGTGGTGAGTGCCACGAAGGCGGGCAAATGCCCCAAGGGATCCAAGCTCACGCCGATCAATCAGACCGGTCCGGCTGGACCGGCGGGCAAACAGGGCGTACCTGGGTCAACGGGCCCCAGCGGCCCAGCAGGGTCGCCTGGGCCTCCGGCATCCCCGGATCCGTCACGACCGTCATCGTGACACCGGAGCCGAGTGATGCCCCCAACATCGACGGCGGTACCCCGTGAGCGACGAGCCGCG